GGCTGGGCCACCCCGCACGCGTTGACGCGTGACTAACTCCTTTTCAGGTTGACTAACAGTCCAAGCTCACGAAGTCTCGATTGCTCGAAAAATCGTCTTCACCAGCACAACTTGGGGGAACTGTCTTCCTCTGTTTCCAGAGCCGAATATTGTCTATCAACTGTGTAATTTTACTTCCGTCACAAGGCGGGAATTCGTCGACATACATAAGACCATTGAATCCGGATCCCATCCTTTGAGCCTCAACGGCTCTAAAGGAACGAAGATAACAAGACGGGATCATCTTTGTCTCTCTCACTTTACGATACTTCAGAAGTGAACTAAATGTACTGGCGTTAGGTACGGCGAATGTCCGGAATCTGACTGTCGTCACAAGCACTGCATTCTCCCTTACGCGTTCTATTTCGCTCTCCATACTCGCATTCTTTTCACTCCTCGACAGTCGGAACCCCGGAGGTTCCTCGGTCATACGAATATGACCACTGTACTGAGGTCTTTTTTCAGCGGGTAATGATGTTAAAGCACGTCTTATCCGTTTATCTTTCCTACATATAGCTTGTAAAGGGAAGGGTAACTCAGTGAGATGCTTCTCACTTTGTTTCGCCAATATATGACAATTAGCTCGGACCACTCTCCTAAACTCGCGTCCATTTCGGGTCGACTCGGATGCAAACACAAGCGTGTTTTCAACATCTGGTTTCATCCATAAGGCAGAGTAATTGAATTTCTTCTGCTTGACATTATCCACAAAGAGAGTGGAATTCATTTCGGCATGATCAGCGGATACCATAGTTTTTTCAAGATTAACAACAAGGCCTACGTACCGACCTTGTTCAACTATGGCACTCTTTAAACCGCCACATCTTGGCTCACGTGTCAGTAAATCATCTCCATTAATCAAACAATGATGATCACGCCATTCACTGAACGTAATGAATTTCTTTTCTTTTAGAGAGTTCAAAGCGAGGTCTACTACCGTTTTGTTAATAAGACATAACAATGGAAAGCTCATTACACTCCCCATTGGTTGTCCCCTAGTAGCAACCCTTTCGTCGCCAAGATTAAGCTCACCCAACACGTCGAGGCATCGGATCTCGTCGAAGCTTAAACTAAAGGCCCTCTCTTTAAGTACTTCAATAGCTGCCTTTACATAGACAGTTTTAATGTTATCTGTGGCACTACTATAGTCAATCGAAACGTAGTCACCACCTATTAAAGTACTGACCCGATCTGATGTTATGTCACCAGAAACAAGCCATCCCTTCCGCGTAAGGTGTTCGTAGAGAGAATAGTGAAGAGGACCCAAAACACGGGTATTCTCAGCAGAATAGAGTGTCACCACCCTAGGTTTGCCTGAAGAAAATACCAATTCGGGTCGACAATAATCCGCGAACGGCTCATTGTTCCAATTTCCTCCCTCCTTACGTCGGTGAAATAAAGTCGCGTTACCGTTCGGAACAAACGTGCGACGCTTACCTTCCCATCCGCGAGGCACATTCCAACGCATTGCTGCCTTGAAACGTTCAACATGGGAACGGTCTACTTCCACCGGAAGAAATCGATTGGCCTCCCAAACATCAAGCGCCGAATGAAAGCTGGGCTCACAATAAGCGCAACAATCCGTTTCAACTTTCTGAATGGTTTTGATACTAAGCTCTTCTAACACCGAAATGTCTCCAAGCGTTTCTCTCACGGCCTTTCTCAATCCGCCACAGGTGATTGTAGAAGGTAAGGGGTAGATTTGAGTCATCCCTTGACGGGATAACCACCTTAATAGAACCTTTGCCTTACCCCTCAAAGATTCTGTCCTCATACAGCTATCCGGCTCGGACAACACCGAATATGGGTTGTTTGAATCTTGATAGTTTATAGAAGCAGATTCTTCTTCTAAATTTCCGTTTCCTCGGCGCAGTGCCCTGTCAATCAAGGGGCTACTAGCAGGTTGCCCCACGTCCGCCCTGTTCACTTGGTTTGATACCCTGAGGCTTGTACCACAACAGCACAAATTAAATCTACCCGAACAACGGATGCACAGTACTAAGGAAATTTGCCAAAACTCTTTTTCTTTATACTCTTCTAAAAACATTGGTCTTGCTATTCATAGGGAGTCCGCTTCAATTCTTGTTTATAGACAGAAGCGCCCGGGTGGCGCGGTCTACCTTCTCTCAGGGGTCACTCCTTCAGCGGTACTGAGTACATGTGAGTTGCGTGGGGTTTGGATTTCTTTGAAAACCACCCCAAAGGAAAAGTCATGCATACTTGCAAAGTCGCCGAAGCTCCCGTTTTATTTATACTGCATACGGTAAGCAGATCCCGTTTCTTAAACGCGTAACGGGCAAACCCGTGGATTCATCGGCCTAAACCGATGGGGACCTCTCCCG